ATGAAGATTCGCGATAGAATCAAGTCGCTTCAACGCGTAGCTGCCTCTGAACTGCGCCCCAACCCGCGCAATTGGCGGCGTCATCCTAAAGAACAGCGCAGCGCGCTGCGCGCAGTTCTGGCAGAGATTGGGTTTGCCGATGCCCTTTTGGTTAGGGAATGCGCGGATGGATCATTCGAGCTAATCGATGGCCACTTGCGGGCTGATCAAAGCGGCACTGCAAAGATACCTGTGCTAGTAACCGATTTATCGGAAAGCGAAGCGGCGAAATTACTGGCTCTTCACGATCCGCTGGCCGCCATGGCGGAGACGGATGCGGCAAAGTTGAACGATCTGCTAACGAATATCGACGCAGGCACAGACGAATTGGCGCAACTGCTCGACTCTCTCACACCTTCGACGCCCGCCGAGAACACCACGAAAGCACAAAAGGGCGTTCCCACCGATAGCAAAAAGGCCAACGCTCTAGCTAAGAAATGGAACGTGCGCTGCGGTCAACGCTGGCAACTCGGGGAGCATCTGTTGGTTTGCGGAGATTCTACCGACATTAGCCTTATCCACGGACTGAAGGGCGAACGTGCGTGGGAACTAACGGTAACCGATCCGCCCTACGAAATTGACGCCACAACTTGCAGTGCTCTGCTTCAATGGTGTGGGCCACTCGCGTGCGTTTTGGCCGCGGACAAATTGGCCTTTCAGCTTGGTTCCGCGTTTGACGTTCGGTGTGATCGCATTTGGCTACACAGGCAGCCGCGAAAACTCCCAACGACGTCTTTGCCAATCATGTATCACGCGCACATTCTAACCCTCGCCGATGGCGAGGCAAAAACGGGATGGCGCAAGCCGACGACGGATTATGGAAGCGTAATCCGCACTGAACAGGAATATGCCACGCAACATGGCCACGGAAAGAGCTCCGAACTGTTTTGCAGGATGATGGATGGATTTCCACAAAAGCGGATCGTGGACCCGTTTGCGGGAAGCGGCGCCGGCCTTATTGCGTGCGAACAAACGGGCCGACACTGGACTGGAATCGAAAAAGAAGCAAAGTGGGCAGCCGTGGCAATAGAGCGAGCGGCTGCCTACGGAATAAAGCCGCAACTCGTTGCGAGAGAAGAGGTTACATAATACAATAGGGACAGAAACGGCCGGCGGTTGTGGCCGCCGGCCCAGAACACACTCGATCTGTCAAGGAGATCAGAGCATGTCCCGCACAACCATTATTGCCTGGACCGATCACACCTGGAATCCCTGGATGGGATGCAAAAAGGTCTCGCCTGGGTGCGCCAACTGCTACGCCGAGCGTCTCACCAGGGATCGTATGGGCTTGCGACTGTGGGGCCGACGACCGCGCCAGGTTACGAGCGTAGCCAACTGGCGCAAGCCAGAACGATGGAACCGCGACGCGCAGGCGAACGGTATGCCGCGCAAAGTGTTCTGCGCGTCCTTGTGCGATGTGTTCGAGGATCACCCAATCGCCAATCGAACGCGACCACGTGTATTTGAGACGATCCGGCGTTGTTCCTGGCTAACTTTTCAAATTCTCACGAAGCGGCCCGAACGGATATTGAAAGGATTGCCGAACGATTGGGGCTCCGGTTGGGCCAACGTGTGGCTGGGAACATCGATCGAAAACAACGAATGGGTTCATCGCGCCGATTTTCTATGCACCATTCCAGCGGTTGTGCGCTTTGTGAGCTATGAGCCAGCGCTTGGGCCGCTGGATAAACTGGATCTGAATGGGATTGATTGGGTGATCTACGGCGGCGAGTCTGGACCCAGACACAGACCCGAAGATAAGCAGTGGGCACGCGACATGCGTGATCGATGCAGCGCACGCGGCGTTGCCTTTTTTCACAAGCAGTCCGCGTCTTACAGGACGGAAATGGGAACGCTTCTCGACGGGAAGGAAGTTAGAGAATTCCCAACTCCACGCGTTTACAAGAGCAGCGCACGTTCGCCCGCAAATGACCAACGTTGAGGAAATTCGAAAGAAAGCCGATGCGCTTCGAAAGCTGCTGAGACGTGTTGATAGGATTACCGACAGTGGAGAGCGTGAGAACAATGAGCGCAAGCGGGATGCTGAGCGGAAACGCTCCGTTCGCCAAGGCGCCCGCGATCTTCAGATTCCTTGCGTTGCGAACTACAAGCGGCGAGCCAGCTGCAAGCGCGATCTGTTTCGTTTTCTGAGGACGTACTTCCCCAGCAGGTTCTCTGGCGACTGGACCGCACAGCGCCGCCAAATGGCCGAGGCGATTCTCAACGCTGCAAAGTATGGCGGAGACCAAGCTATCGCAGCTCCTCGAGGCGAGGGAAAAACGGCTATCACGGAGGGCGTTGTCATCTACTGCGTCTTACTCGGCCTAGTTCGCTTTCCGATCATTGCAGCCGCTACGGGTGAAGATGCGAGGCGGATCCTGGCGAACATTAAGGCGGCATTCGAACGAAACGAGTTGTTGGGCGCTGACTTCCCTCGCGTTTGCTACCCAATCCAATCACTTCAAGGGGCGCCGCAGCGCGCTGGCATGCAGACAGTCAACGGATGTCGAACCCACCTCAAATGGGCAACTGACCACATTGTGCTGCCCACCGTAGCGAGATCGGAGGCCTCTGGAGCAATAATCATGACGCGCGGGCTTGATGCGGCGATTCGTGGTATCAGAGTGGGATCGCTGAGGCCCGACCTTGTAATTGTAGACGATCCAGAAACGCGCGAGAGCGTCATGAGCGAGACACAAACGCGCACCCGCGAGCTAACGATCGAACAGGATCTTGCCGGGCTAGGCGGTCCTGACAAACGTCTAGCGCGAGTGATGCTTACGACATTGATGAGGCGAAGCTGCTTGTCGGCGAAGTACACCGACCGCAAGCAGCGCTCAAGCTGGAAAGGCCGCCGCTTCCGTATGATTGAAAAATGGCCCGACCGTGGGGATCTATGGGATGACTACATGGCCCAGCGCGAGGCCAATCAGCAAGCTGATGACGAGCACGCCCGCGGCGCACACGCATTCTACCTTGAACACCGCGAGGCGATGGATCGCGGCGCCGTGGTGACCAATCCAACGCGGTATGTAGCCGACAGGCTGCCCGATGGATCTCAATTGGAAATATCCGCGATTCAGCACGCCTACAATGTGATCGCAGACCGTGGTAGGGAGCATTTCGATTGCGAATATCAGAACGATCCGCCCGAGGAAACCGGGCCAATAGAGTCGGGGATCACGGCCCATCGCGTCCAAACGCAATGCAGTGGATACCCTCGCAAGCTGATCCCCCCAGGCTGTACGGTTCTCACCCACGCGATCGATTGCCGCAAGGTAGCTCTTCACTGGGTGGTCAGAGCTTGGCGGCCGGACGCCACGGGTTACACGATCGACTACGGCGTTGAAGAGGTGCACGGGACGGTTGTGGGATCTGACGAGGGCGTCGATGTGGCCATCGCTCGGGCGATCCAGGCCCGGATGGAGGCCTTGCGACAATCGCCTTACGCCACCTTGGATGGCGCAACGGTCTCGATCGATCAAACGCTTGTTGACGCCGGCTGGCGGACCGAGGCGGTTTATCACGCCTGTCGGGAGCTCAAACAAGCTGGGTTTCCGATTTGGCCGGCGATGGGCTTCGGCAAATCGAACGGCGCTGTCCGAACAAACTTCAACGCACCGGTGCGCACGACCGTCGACAAGAAGGCTGGTGATGGCTGGTTCCTGTCCCGCCGGCCCAAAGGCATCTGGCTCTGCTGCATGGACGCCGATCGGTGGAAAGCCTGGGAGCACGATCGGTGGATGACGCCCACCGACAAACCGGGCTCTCTGCTCATGTGGGGCGCTAGGAGCGATAAGCCCGATCGGCTGAGCCAGGACGAGAAAGCCCACCACAGTTACGCCCGACACATCGTGTCCGAAATCGAGGTCGAGGAAGTCGTGAAGGGCGCCCTGAAACGGTTCTGGAAGGCCAAGAGCGATAACAACCATTGGCTGGACGCAAGCTACATGACCGATGTGGCCGCCAACATGATGGGGATTTCGCTCCTTGGCGGTCGGGCCCCTGCTCCGCCGCAACAGGGGCAAAGCTGGTTTGGAAGGCAATCCTGATGCATTACCGCCGCGTCGATACGTGTTCGAAGTGTCACCGAACTTGTTCGATTCCGATCTTGTGCGACGACTGACGGAACAAGGGCGAGCGAGTCACCATGCATCAACTGCACGTGGAAAATCAGCGGCTTGTCAAGGAACTAAACGACCTTCGTCATCGCTTGGGCGACTTCCTCGAAAACCTCTGTCGGAGCCCGTCCTGATGCGCTGGCGATTCGTTCACATTCCACGAACTGGCGGATCCTCACTGACGACCGCCCTCGGCCGGCAAGGGACCGAGCCCGGCGCCCCTCACACGCCAGCGCATGCGTTTTCGCCGGAAGTTCGGTTGTTTTCGATTCTCCGCGATCCATTCGACAGGGCCGTTTCGATCTGCGCCTATCTCTGCGCAACCTACGGCCGCCGGCTCTCGCCGGCGGACTTCCGCGATTGGGTCCGGCTGGGCTGCCCGCCCTCGATCACAGACGAGCCTCGGGGCGTGCACATCAATGGATGGCGGAGCCCCCATGGTTTGCACATCGCCTCGGAACAACGCGCTTGGCTCGACGGCCGATCTAGCGTCGAATTGCTCCGTCACGATCGGCTACAGGCGGAGCTTGTGCGGATCGCCAGAGAGCTGGAGATCGAGCCGCGGCGCCTTCCGCACGTCAACGCTTCCGCCCGTCATCGATCCGTCCAAGCATACTACGACAAACCGACTCGGGACCTCGTGCATTCGCTCTACAGCTGCGACGTCGAGTTGTGGCGGAGCCTCACCGATCGGGGGGACCGCCATGCTTGAACGGTGCGATGGGCCGGAGTGTCCCCGCTGCGGCTGCCAAGATAGCGAGATCCTCGAGCGCCCTCCGTCGCCCACGGCGGCCAGCGACGCCATGAGCGAGGCCCAGAAGCACTACGGGCGAACATCGTGGTTTGATCGCGGGCGGGCTCGCTGTGGCTTCTGCGGGCTCGTCTTTCACTTCTCCGAACTTCCCGCCGATCTTCCGCCGGCGGAGATTCCGCCGCCAGCCATCCAATCGCCGCCGGTTGTTGAGACGCCCATTCCCCCGCCGGTCGACTATCAAGCCCCGGTCATCGAAACCCCGCGAAGCGGCAACGGCGCCCCCAAACTCCGCCCGATCGCTTGCCCCGACTGCGGAAGCGATAGCGTGCGCGTGACCTCAACCCGTGCGACCGTGCGGTATTACAGCTGCAAGGCGTGCCAGTATCGCTTCAAGATGCCGCGCAAAGACATTCAGCGGGTCCAGGAAAGTTGAGGCCTTTGTTACAGGGGCTGTAACTTCGCCGTTGGCCAGATTTCCGCCATCCCCGACTATCGGGGCGTATGACGGTATCCGAGCTGAACACCCTCTATGCGACGGCCAATACCGCGCTGGACTCGGGCGACTACGCCGCCGCCATCACGGCGGCGCTCCAGGCCAAGATGATCTTGGCCACGAAGCCGAACGTGTCCCGCAATCTGGCCGGCGGAGGCTCCCAGAGCCTCGCTTGGGCGAACGCCGTGGCGATCGATTCGTTCATCGCCCACGTCCGCCATCTGCAGGCAGCGTCCGCCCACGCTACGCATGGACCGTTTCAGCAGATCCCGATCACGTATGCCCGTCCCGATGACGTCGACGCTTACTCATGAGCGAAACCTACATCTGCATGGCTGGCGTTTCGCCGACCCCGATCGGCCAATCGGGCGGGGGTCGGTATCGCTCGCACCCAGCCTGGATGGGCGGCGGGGAGATCAGGGAGCGGAAGTTCGAATCGGCCGAGACCACGCGACTCAATCAGGCTCATTGGAGGGATGCAAATGACGCAGCCGTGAACAGCTGGCTCGACTCCCAGCTGGTCACGATTCGCAGCCGGGCCACGTATGAGGCTCGCCAAAACGGCATCGTTCAAGGCGTCATTCACACCTTCGCCGAGGATGTCGTGGGCCCCGATGGCCCCACGCTCCAAGTCCAGAGCGACGATGACCAATACAACGATGCCCTCGAGGCGCTCTGGCGTGAGTGGTTCGCCGCTCCCACCACCCGGCCGAACATCAGCGGCGCGGCAATCCTAAAGCTGTGGGTCCGGAACCTCTGGAAATGCGGAGAGTATCTCGCTCTCATCGTGACGGACGATACGGCCGATGGAGCGGTCGCGATGCGGCTCTTGCCCGTTCATCCCCGCCGATTGGCCACGCCGGCGGAACTGGGCGGCGATCAGCGGGTCGTCATGGGCATTCGGTTTGATCGCCAGGGACGTCCGGCCACCTACTACATCGCCGATTCGACGCTCGGCTCCGCCAATCTGACGGCCTCCTTGGTTTCGCAGCCCTACCCGCCGGACCTGGTGATCCACGAATTTCTCATTGACGAGGAAGAGCAAGCCCGGGGGATTCCCTGGCTCAATCCCTCGCTTCAGCCGTCGGCGGATCTCCGCGATTACGACAACCAGGTTCAGGACGCCGCCCGGCAGATGGCCGATCAGAGCACGCTGCTCTACACGACTCATCCCGACGCCGTTCTTTGGAGCAACCCAGAATCGGTCGAAGTCCAGCGCCGCATGGTGCGGATGGTTCCCCCGGGCTGGCAGCCGTTCACCTATCAGGCGACTCAGCCGCCCGTCCAGTACCCGGACTATCGGGCAGAGCGGATGCGCGAACTTGGCCGGCCTGTGGGGATGCCGCTCTTGATGGTGCGCCTGGACGCCTCCAAGCACAACTATTCATCCGCTCGCCTCGACACGCAGGTCTATCGTCGAACGGTGGCCGGAGTGCAAACGTGGATTTCCGGCAGCGAGCGGAGCTATGGAACGCTGAACAGACTGGTCGACGAACTGGCCCGGGAATCCCGGTTTTCCGTCCCTGAATTGCGCACGCGGCCCGCTCGCGTCAATTACGTCTGGACCTGGCCCGTGATGCCCCACGTGGATCCCACGAAGGAATCCAACGCTGAGGCGCAAGGGCTGGAAAGCATCACCGAGACTCTGACCGGCGCCGTTGCGGCCCGGGGCCGCGATTTGGAAACGCACATCCAGACGATTGCCCGAGAGCGGGCCATGTTGATCGACGCCGGCATCGCCCCGCCGCCCTGGATGACCGGCGGACGGTCGGCCGAAGCCGCGACGCCAGCCGTCGATGAAGAGCAAATCGCCGAAGCTGTGGAGGAAGCCGTCAGTGAATAGTCCGCTCATGCTTCGCAACGATCCGCAACAGCTCACGACGCGGAGCCTGTTGCTTCGCATCGCTTCGGCCAATGAAGAGGAGCGCTCCGTCGAGGCCGTGATCGCCACGGAAAACCCCGTGGAGGTCTACGACTGGCGAAGCGGCGAAATCATCGAGGAGGTCTTGCTCGCTCGCGGGGCGGATATCCCAGAGCAATTGCCGCTCTTGGCTTCGCACAACCGCTGGAATCTCGATCAAGTCCTCGGGAGCGTCCGCGAGATCCGCATCGAAGAGGCCAAAGGAGGCGGGGAGCAGCTGGTCGGCCGTCTGTTCTTCGCCAAGGGGGACGAGGCGGCGGAGCGGGCCTGGAACAAGGTCTCCCAAGGCCATCTTACAGACGTGAGCGTCGGCTACCGCGTCGATCAGGACAAATCACACATTATCGCGGCGGGTCAAAAGGCGACCGTGGCCGGGCGCGAGTTCAAGGCGCGGAAGCGCAACATGCGGATTGTGGCCCGCTGGTCGCCCAAGGAAACATCAGTTGTGCCGATCGGCGCCGACGCTGCGGCAAAAACGCGTTCGTCTTCCCATAGGAGCAAGTTCATGGACGAACTACGACAATATCTTCTGAGTATCGGGCTCGCGGCGAACGCCGATGATCAAGCGCTGCGGACATTTCACGCACAGCTCGACGGAGATCAGCGGGCCGAAGCCGATCGCTTGGCTTCGACGATCGACGGTTACGAGCTTCCCAAGCGCAACTCCCCTCCGCAGAACTCTCCGCCGCCGGCCGGCGAGGGGCGGAGCTCGCCCGAGCCGCAGCGGTCGGAAAACCAAGATCCGGACGCACGACAAATCGCCCAGGAAGCCGTCGAGCAAGAACGGGAGCGCGTGCGAGAGCTCACGCAATTGGCGGGCGAGGACGTGCCGGCCGCCCTGCGGCAACAGGCCATTGACGAGGGATGGGACATCAATCGCGCCTCGGTGGCCTTCTTGGGCGCCGTCCGCCAATCGCGACAAGCTGAAACCGATCAGCAGACGCCCTACCATCACACGGCGCAGGATCGCTCCATCGCCGGCGCTTCGGTCCGATCGCTGGCGGCTGGCTTGTTGATCGGCCAGGGCATCGACCCGGTTCAGGCTCATTCGCGGATGCACGACGGCCTGCGGATGCCGTTGGCGAGCGATGAGCTGACGGCCGAGGACTGTGACCGGGGCCACCCATTCCGACGGATGTCGGCGCTGGACTTGGTTCGGGAGTGCGCCCGGCAGGATACGGGGCGGCTCTATTGGGATCCGGACGAGGCCATCCGAGCCGCCACGGTAAGCGGCGGCACGTTGTCCTACGTCTTCACTACCAACGTCTACGCCAAGCTGCTTGAGGGCTGGACGCAGATCGGAGACACAACAGCCGGCTGGTGCGATGAGGAGGATGTTGCCAACTTCCTGCAGCAGGAAGACATCAGCCTGCAGGCCAGCGCCCGGCTCGAGACCCTGCCCCGGGGCGGGACGGCCAAAGACGCCACGGTGAGCGATACGCACGAGACGTACAAGATCGCTCGCTACGCCAAGAAGTTCACGGTCGACGAGCAGGACATCATCGACGATCGGCTGGGCGCCATCATGCGGATGCCGGCCGAGATGGGCCAATCCGCCAGGAATCTGCGGCCGGACCTGATCTACTCGCTGATCCTGGAAAACCCGACGATGGTCGCCGACAGCGGCGCCGTCTTCAACTCGACGGCCGTCACGACATCAGGCGGACACGCCAATCTGGGGACGGCGGCGCTTTCCAATACGGCGCTCAAGGCCGGCATCACGGCCATGGTCAAGCAGCGGCTCAACCGCACCAGCGCCAACCCGGGCCAGCAGCTGCAGATCCGACCGCGGTTCTTGATCGTCCCGGCGGCTCTGGAATGGGACGCCCGAGCCCTTACGTCGGCCGCGGCGCTCGCGAAGCTGTTCGCCGACTCGAGCGACCCCTGGTACGCGGCGCTCAACCTGATTGCGCAGGAAGGTCTGGCGGTTGTCATCGATGATCGCGTCGGCGCTATCGGCGTCCTCGATCCTCGCAACGGCGCGGCGCGAACCGGCGTCGACACAAACTGGTTCCTGACCAGCGGTCCCAATCGCGGCTTGCGGGTCGCCTACCGCCGCGGCACAAACCGCCAGCCCCAGCTGCGGAGCTTCACGCTGGATAAGGGTCAGTGGGGCCTGGGCTGGGATATCAACCTGGACATCGGTGCCGTCTTCGTGGATTGGCGGACCTGGTACAAGTCCACCGGCGCCGCCTAGCAGACACCCTCATCGGCGGAGTGACGCGTCACCCGTAACCCTCAGTTTCCCAAGCGGAGTTTCAGAAAATGGCAGAAGCAACAATCAGCAACTCGGCCGCGCACGTCGCGGTGACCACGCCGACCGGGGGTTACTCGGCCGGTCAAGTGCTTCAGTTGGCGGACGGCCGCGCCGCGGTCGTTCTCGGACTGGCCGCTCGCTCGGCGGGCGATAGCGCCGCCCTGGCCACCTCCGGACAGTTCACGGTCGCCAAAACGGCGAGCATCGTGATCCTCGACGGCGGTGAAGTGATGTGGGATCACAGCGCCAATTCGGCGACGATCCCCCTCTATGGCACGAGCAAGGATTTCTACCTCGGTCGGGCCGTCGGGGACGCCGCCTCCGCCGATACGACGATGGTCGTCGAGATCAATGCGCCCAAGGATTCGGCGTATATCACGCTGCAAAAGGATGGCTTTGACTCGGCCCATGTCCGAACGGCCGGACTTACGGATCACGGCATGCGAGGCGGCTCTTACGACTGCGCCTTCTCGGCGGACGCCGAGGCGCAGAAATTTGATCTGCTGTCGCGGAAGTCGTTCGCCATCGACTCGAACTGGATTTTCGAGGGCGTTCTTGAGCTCGTTACGACGTGCGATGCGGACGTCGGCGATTTGAGTCTAGGGGTTGCCAACGATACGCATGCGACGTCGGCGGACAGCATCACCGAGTCCTGTTTCATCCATTTGGATCTCGGTGCGGATCTCAACATTGACGCCGAATCCGACGATGGCACGACCGAGGTTGCGGCGACGGATACCACCGTGGATATCGTCGCCGGTACTCCGATTCACGTTGCCATCGACGGCCGCGACGAGACGGACATCCAAATTTACGTCAACGGCGCGTTGGTGCTGGGCTCGACGACGTTCACGCTCGAGGACGGCACAGGGCCGCTCAAGGCTCTGTTCCACCTGGAGAAAACGGCCAACGACACCGCCGGTAAGGCAACGCTCCACAAGATGGAGGTGCGGCTGACGACCGACGTCGAAGCCTAGACGGCGATTTCCGATGAAATGTCCGCCGCAGCGCCGATTGGGTCGGCGCTGCGGCGGTTGGGTTTGCAATGTCCGAGTTCGATGATGATTTCGCCGCCGCCGATGACCTGTTCGCCGAGGTGTTCGGCGTAGACGTCGAGTATTGGCGGGGAGCCGTGAACTACTGCGAGCCGACTGCCGAAGTCGTCACGATGGGACACGATGGGTCAGAGGTCGAAAACACGGCCGTTGCGAACCGTCCGCGTAGTTACCTGATCGCCGCTTCCGAGCTGGTCATCGATTCGGAAACCGTAACGCCGCGTCAGGGCGACCGGATCAAGGAGACAATCGGCGGAACGGTGCACGTGTTTGAAGTCATGCGGCGGGCTGGCGCCCGCGATGTTTACGAGTGGGTCGATGTCAACGGCGGAAGCTGGGTCGTTCACACGAAGTTCGTCGGGACCGAATAGTCAATGGCTGCTGTGGTTGTCAGCGTTGCCGAGAAGCTGAAGGACTTGCTCCAAGCGGGGCAAGACGCCGAAGCGTTCTCGACCGACATCACGCCAGTCCGCGGATACGACACAACCGAGGTGCTGCAGGACCTCGACACGCTGCATTGTGACGTGGTGATTGCCGCTACAACGCCAGAACTGAGGAGCCGCGTCGGGCTGGACTATCTTTGCGAAGTCGACGTCGCCATCAGAAAGAAGTTCGGCGTCGCCGACGCCGACGCCGATACGGGCCGCGTCCCCAATACGTCCATTGACCCGCTTGTGCTGCTGTTGGAGGAAATCGTCGAATACGTCGCCGCCAAATCACGGCGGGGCCTGGCAAGCACGCCGCCGGCTGCCTGGAAATCGGCGGTAATCCCCGTCCCATTTCACCCAGAACACTTGCAGGAACATCGGCAATTTACCGGTGTCGTTCGTGTGACCTACGAAGCGCAAAAGACGGCGAGCTAATGTTTCGACGCTGGACCTGGAAAGACGAAACACACCGCGTGAAGCGGGCGGCCAAGAAGGGGAACTTCAACTCTATTGGCCACGCAGCAGCCTCCATCCGTCGCGCTGCAATGCGGTTGATCCGCCGCTCGAAAACAAAGCCCTCGCCACCGGGTCAGCCGCCGCGGACCAGGGCGGGCCTGTTGCGCAAGGCGATTGTGTTCGACGTCGATAAACGGCGAGAAAGGGCGATCATTGGCCCGCGGGCGTCGGTGGTGGGGACAGCGGGTGCGGCGCATGAACACGGCGGCCAGTACAAAGGCCAGAGGTTTCCGCAGCGCTCGTTTATGGGACCAGCCCTCGAGACATCAGCGCCGCGGCTGGGCCGCCATTGGAAGGGTTCAATCATCGGTCCCTGAAACAGAACACTCCACGGAGGGAGGAATAAGTCATGGCAGACGTTGCGGAACGGCCATTTGTTGGGCAAGAGTGCAATCTCTACTACAACACGGGCGACCGAACAACGCCCGTTCTTGTCGAGATCACCCGGGCCATCAATGTCAATATGAACATGCCCGAAGGCGAAGCGGAAATCGCTTCCAGGTTCAGCGTTTGGAAGTTCAAACGGGCGACGCTTCGCGAGCTGGAGATCACGTTCACCTACGACAAGAAGGCCGGGACGGATACCGTCTTTGACTATCTGCGAGCCGCCGCGATCGCCAACACGGTGGTTGATCTGTGGATGCTCGATGGCGCCAGCGACGAATCCAACGCCCAAGGCATCCGTGGCTACTTCCAACTGTTCGATATGTCGCTGAGTCAGGAATTGGAAGACACCGAAGAGGTGGAATTCGTGGCCAAAGCGACGTACCAGGAGACCTCTGGCTCCCTCGTCCCGCCCGACTGGTACACCGTGCCCTAACGGGTATTAGCCTCTTTCCAAAACGGATAACGGGCCACAAATGAATGAGAAACTCGAGCGGCTCAAAGCCGCGGTCGAAGCGGCGGGGCTAAGCGAATTCATCAGCATCCGCCGCGAGGACCTCCTAACGGTTCTCGAGGCCATCGACGGAGAGACCGAGAGCACGGAGGCCCTTAGCGATGAGGACGTTTAAGGACGGCGACGGCCGCGACTGGAAGCTGGAGCTCAATCTGGCAATCGCCAAGCAGCTCCGCAATCAGGGCGTCGATCTGTTCGATGATGCGCGGCTGCAAGGGTTGGCCAGCCAGATCATCGAGACGGTCGACGCGATCTACCTCATTTGCAAGCCGCAGGCCGATGAACGGGGCGTCGGCGACGTTGAATTCGCCGCCATGTTGACGCCCTGCTATGACGCCGCCCAGACGGCCTTTTTGGAGGAGTTGGCGGATTTTTTCCAGAGCCTGGGCCTGACCGCCCAGGCGAGGATAGCGCGAGCGGTGCTGGACGCGGAGACGAAGATTCAGGACGTCGCGGGCCGCCGGATGACGGAGAGCGATCTGCAGCGGGTCGTGGCCCATCAGATCGAAACGGCGGATGCGAAACTGATCGAGGAACTAGCGCGTTTATCTGGAGACGAATCTACGAAATCGCCGGAGTCATCGGAATAGATCCAGGCCCCCTGACTTTCCGCGAGCTGCTCTGGATGTATTCCGGCAACCAAGAGGGCGCGTGGACCCATACGGCGCATCTGATGACGCTCTTGGCGAATATCAACCGCGATCCCAAGAAAAGCCGCCGGTATCGCGTCACCGATTTCCTGCCGCCGCAGTTCGCCAGAAACGCAAGACGCCGCCGCGGCGGCATGACCGGGGCGCAATTGCGATCCCTCAAACCCTTGTTCGAAAAGCAACGCTAGATGGCTGGTGGAAGCGACATTCGGGCGGGCCGAGCCTTCATCGAGCTGTACTTGCGCAACAGGGTCGCCGGAGGGCTGCGGCGAGCCAGCCAGCAAATGGTGGCCTACTCGGGCACGGTCCGCGGCATCGGGACCAAGATCGCGGGGGTTGGGGCCGCCATCGTTGGGCCCCTGGCCGGGGCGGTCAAGTATTTCGCATCCGCAGGCGACGCCCTGGACAAGATGAGCAGCCGCGTCGGCGCGTCCGTCGAGTTTCTCTCGGCTTTGGGCCACGCCGCCCAGATCGGCGGAACGGACATCGCTGCCATGGAAGTGGGCTTTCGACGGATGCAGCGGACTGCCTTCGACGCTTCACGCGGATTGAGCACGGCCACCGAGGCTTTCGGACAACTGGGCGTGAGCGTCAAACGGTCCGACGGTCAACTGAAATCGACGGAAATGCTTTTCATGGAGAGCGCCGCGGCTCTCTCGCGCATGGAAAACAACACGCAAAAGGCCGCCCTCGCGACTGTGATCTTCGGGCGAGCTGGAACCAAACTGTTGCCGATGCTCAAAGATGGAGCGGGCCGCATCCAGGCTTTGATGGCGGAAGCGGAGGCGCTCGGGATCGTCATCAGCAAGGACGACGCCGACGCCGCTGCTGTGCTGACTGACGCCTTTACTCGCCTCCAGACCAGCATTAAAGCCGTCTATTTCCGCGTTGGCGCCGCCCTGGCTCCGATGCTTACCGACTTGGCCAAACGCATCCGGGAAAACATCACGCCGCTCATCGAATGGGTTCGCAACAATCAGCAGTTGATCATTGTAGTCGCGAAAGTGGGCGCAATCGTCGCCGCAGTCGGCGCGGCGATTCTCGGGCTCTCGGGCGTGCTGGCCGTCGTTGGCGCCGGACTCGGCGGGTTGGCGACGCTGGCTTCTGTGGCAGGGACCGTCCTCGGGGCTTTGTTTTCGCAGACCGGCATCCTAGTCGCCGCCGTAGCGGGTCTCGGTTACGCGCTGCTTTTCCACACAGACGCCGGCGGGGCGGCGCTTGACTGGCTTGGCCAGCAGTTCCAAAGACTTCTCGGCTTCGTGATGCCGATCGTCAAAGGCATCAAGGATGCCCTCTCCGCGGGCGACATTCAGCTCGCCGCCAAAATTCTCTGGCTGGGTCTCAAAACGGCCTTCGTCAAGGGCAAACAGATGGTCATGTCCGTCTGGCGGCCGTTTACAGAGGGCTTCCTAAACGTTTTTGATGCGGCCATCACGAAGCTGCGGCAAATCTGGAACTCAGTTAGCGGGTGGCTGGCCAAGAAGATGCTCCAGCTGTGGGGGATCATTTCCAAGATCAGCGCCAAGCTCGGACTCCTTCAGGAGTTCGACCCGAGCGAGGCCATTCAGGCTTTGGAGCAGGAGACCGCCCGAGGCAACCGGCGATTGGACAAAGATCGCCAGAAGCGAGCGGCGGCTCGAGCTCGTCGGACTGACACTGGATTTGAAGCTGATGAGCGCGAGCTGGCGAAGCTCCGCGAACAGCTCGCCAAGTCAATCACCCAAGCGCGAACCGAGGCGATCGAGGCGGAGCTCAAGCGGCGCAAATCCAAAGAGCGAGAGCAACCGCCGGTGCCATCCGCGGCGGAATCAGTTGATCAGGTCAGCTCCAGGGGAACGTTTAGCGCCTACGCGGCAAGGCTGATTGGCCGCGGCGGTTCTCAACAAGTCCAACTGCTGCAAGAGATCAGCGGCGAAATGAAGAAACTGAATCGAACCGTCGATGAAGCGGAAGGCGGCTTGGTGTTTGAATGAGCTTCATCTGGATCGAAACCCCTGAAAGTCGCCGTCGCCGCGCAGGATTCAAGAGTGCCGACGCCAGCGCCACCTTGGAATATGTAGGTTTCGGCTCGATCGATGATTCCGAAATCGAGGCGGCCCTGTTGGTGGAAATGCCAGCGTCGTTTCGAGGTCTGCCATTGCTGACCTGGGAACTCGATCCGCTTGGAGGGGATGTCTGGGCCGGCAGAGGCAACTATTCCTCGAAGGACAAACCTGAGACTCCAGACACCGGAGATATTCGCTTTTCTTTCGATACGACGGGCGAAACGGCGCATGTGACGCAGAGCCTCGACACCACGAAATACTCGCCTGCAGGGCAAACCGCTCCAGATTACCAAGGGGCGATCGGGGTAGGACCGAACGATAGCATAGCTGGAGTCGACATTCCCGCCCCCGGGCTCAAGTTCAGCTGGACCTATCGGATGCCGTTTGGCGATTTGACGATGGATTACGCCAAAACGGTAGCGGGTATGACCGGCAAGTCTAACGCGGAGCCGTGGAAAGGCTTCGACGCCGGCGAGCTAACCTTCTTGGGAGCAACGGGAGAAGAAAAGACGCAGGGCGACGCCTCGGTTACTTTCCATTTCAAGGCTTCTCGAAACATCACGGACTTGGAAACCGGCGGCATTACGATTTCATCGAAGTTGGGCTGCCAGTATCTCTGGTTCGCCTATGCCAAAACCGAAGATGACGAGGCAAGCTTCACAGTCCCTAACCCCATTGGGGCCTACGTTGAAACGGTAATCGAAACTGCGGATTTTACAGAACTAGGAATCGGAGAATAGCCGTGGGAACGCTTAACGACAATCTACACGTCAAGGGGCATCTGTCCGCCGACACCATGACGATCCCCTCCGCGGCTGTCGGCAACGATCAAGTCAAAAGCGATGCGGGCATTGCGACGAGCAAGATCGCGCAACGATCCAACGCGCGAATCAACATCCCGCTCACGCAATGCCGCGTCTGGAATGCGTTTCAAACGCTTTTGCCAAATCCGAGCGCGAATGATGATCTCGGACTCTATTGCGGAACCTGGGGAACGGACAGCCTTTTGGTCCGCACTTATGATGTCAAAACGGCCGGCGCTCTGACGTTCTATTGCGGATTGGAGGTTCCGCTTCCGCCCAACTACGAGGACGGCGAGACGGTAACGATCCGCCTCCATGCCGGAATGGTGACGACCGTCGCGGATAACAGTTGCACGATCGACGTCGTAGCCTATGAATCGGACCGCGAGGGCGGGATCTCCGCCGATCTGTGCACGACCGGGGCTCAGGACATCAATAACACCAACTTCGCGGACAAGGATTTCACGATCACGCCGACCGATCTAGTTGCCGGGGACAAGCTGGAGGTCCGGATCGCGATCGCGGTCAATGATGCGGCTACGGGAACTGCCGTCATCGGCGCGCTGGGATCGATCGAGCTGTTGTGCGATACACGGGGGTAGGCGATCGTGGCCAAAGTGCGCCCGGGCCAGAGATTTCGCCCGCAGGCAAGTCTCTGGAACTCGTTCATCGATAGTCTAGCTTCCAGGGGCGGCGGGCAAGCCGCCTCTCAGTATGGAGACCTCGCGCCGGGCGTTGTCTGGATCCGCAACGATTCCGGCGCTAACCGGAGCCGCTTTGAGATTCTCGGACTCGGCGCTCCTATCTGGTCGCCGACGGACAATCTGACAGCGTTCAAAAATTCCTTGGAGTTTCAGGGCGAATCGCCGACGTTCGCAGACTATTTCGGCAAGTTCGTCGTTCTGCTGGAGTCGATCCCCTCGGGACGAATCGGCCGCGGGCTCGTTCAGGGCGTCTGCAACGTTCAAGTCGATGTCCAGGATGCAGATCACGAGTATGCGGACCTCAACGGTACGGCGACCGATACGCTGCGGAGCTTCACGGCCGGCTCCGCGCGAATCCTGTGGAAAGAGTCGGGGACTGGCGATAAGTGGGCTCGCGTGCTTCTCGGCAACCAGGCTGTTAAACTCTGGCGGTTCACAATGAACGAGGCGTTTAGCGGCTCTCCCACGTCGGCGGACTGTGATCTTCTAAACATCGACGGCTCGGATACTGGTCAAGACGTCGATGTCTACGATCGGCTCGACATCGCGAAAGACGATCTTGAAAACGGCGATCCCGGCTGGTGCGTCCAGATGGGCTCCACGTTTCATTTCATCCAGGCGCCCTGCCATGTAGCTTAG